AGCCTCTTCCACGGTGACGGATGTATCCAAAGAGATCGCTTTAATCCTCGCCCACTCGCTATTTGCCGGCGTGGTATGCTCGAAGTAAATCACATCCCCTGCAACAAGCCCCGTAGTCGAAGCAACAGTGATCACCGTAGCTCCTGCCGCCACTACTCCATTAACCGCCTCAGTCGCCACAGAGGAGCCCAGCTGAGTCGATAGCGTTGTCACTGGCTGCCATCTGTTTCCCGTAGTGTCTGGCGAGATCTCTACCCTGAAATTGATAGCTGCGGTGAGTGCTGTAGTTGCCCTCCTGCCAAATCTGATCCATATCTTGCACGCAGAGGCGTTATATAAAATGCCTTTTTCTGTTGAAACTACAACCCCACCAGCGGCGATTTCCTGCAAAGTCAGAAGGGCTGTCTGTAGACGAGTTCCCATTATTTAGCTCCTTATGCCCTGTTCTGAAAGCATTTGACGTAATCGATCAGCATAGTACCCGTACCGGTATTGGCGCTGCTCTTGGCCTTTGACACGCAGAAATACGGCTGTACGTTTCCAATAGCCGCCGTCAGTCCCGACATATTGCCTATGCCTACCAGCACACTGTCAACATAGAACTTCACAGCAGCGATATTAGTGCAATCTATCCTGTATATCTTCCCCTGAGCGGCCATCGTGCCGGCCGTTATAGCGGTGCTGGCTGAGTTGTCATCATCGTTGGTTACGTTGTCGTCAACCTCCCAGAGAAGGGCTGTCGGCGCTGCGCTCTCCAGTCTGAACCAGGCATTGCAGTCGATAGTGTCCGGCGTGGTATTATGCGCTCCTGCCAGACCCCAGACAGCTTGCACCGTCTCTGTACCCGTGGTTGGAAGGACGCTAAACGCGACACGCGCTTCGAATATCAGGCCGCGCTCGATAGACAGAGCTTCCTGATCGCCCCAATGTAGGCAAGCCACCTCGGCGTTATCGTCATTATCTACGATCAAAGCTACCTCGCCATTGATTATATCTGCCGTCAATGCTATTGCGGTATTCAACGAGGTTTCAACCGTATTCCACCGCGAGGTAGTATTCTCGTTAGCGTTATACTTCTTCAGGAAAGCGCCGCAAAAGTCATCCTCAAATACTATCGGATAGCTTGTCCTGATTGTCTCGAAAGTCTTGGGATTATAAAATACCTGATGCCCTGTGTTGTGCCAGTTCCATGCACATTTTATATTGCTCATTTTCCTTCTCCATTCCACCCTTACGGGCGTCTGCGTTCAGACGAAATGTGTTTGCAGGGCGGAGCCGAAGCCCCGCCCGAACATGGTCTACCTGGTTAGTTTACGCAGCGACTATATTGCCTGTCGCACTCAGCGGCCACCAGATAACATTGAAGTCTACAGTGCCGTCAGTGAGGTTGGCGGCGCCGATTGTCAGGAATATATCCTCACCATCGCCAATCACGAAGTCTAGCTGTGAATTCGCCAGAGTATCCAGCTTCAGCGTGGGGGTAGCATCCGCCCATATTTCGCCTGCCGCCAGGGTTGTGGCGTCGGCTATCTGGGCAATTATGCCTGCCGTGGTTCCTGTAACGCCGCATTCCAGTGTTGCTGCACCCACAAGCGTATCGCTACAGGTAGCAACTATCGAGAACCTTACAGCGCCAGTTACGGTAAAGAGCGCAAATGTGCCAATACTGCCAGTCCCTGCTCCCACAGCGAATTCTGCTGTCTTGCGCACTTGCTGACCCTGAGCGACGTTCTGGGCAGCCAGGGTGACAGTCAAGGCGTCAATCTTGCCTTCCACGCCGCCAGATCCAGCAGTTCCCCAGACAATCGGTGCCGTGCCAGCCGCATTAGTGACGAAGTTCCTGCCGATAGCGCATGAGGCAGCGTCAATAATGTCGTCCGCGCTGGTGGGGTCGTCAACGTATAGTGTATTCAGATCGAGAAACCCCGTTGTGCCTGAGTACAGGTCGATGCCGCCTGTGATATTCTCAGTAGCGATATTATGGACGAGGTTGTCCAGAAGCAGGACGTCCAAACTCGCCGTAGTAACACCATTGATCGCTGCGGTAGTGAAGTCGCCCGACATGTAGTTGTTCTTTATGACGGCTCTGTCAGCGCCTACCAGCCTGATACATTCGGTTGATGTGGTAGTAATACCGGTCGTTCCATCGGCTGCATACAGATAATGGAACTGACAATCCTCGATAGTCATGTCATTTGCGGCGGCATCGGTGATCACGGAAATCAAGAACGCTTCATCCGCTGCATCCGTACCCATGAAAGAGCAGTTCCGCAGGGTGAAGTTTGCCGCATTGACGTCTATCGCTGCCGCCAGGTCGGCTATATTGCACCTGAAGGTGATATTCTCTATAGTGATATTTGCAGCGTCTATGTCCAGGTCAGCAGTAGCCGCCGTGTCGAAGGTAATCACAGGGCGGTTATCGCCCTCGCCCAATCCAACTACCTGCACGCCTGCCAGATCCATAACCATCCCTAAAGCGGCGGATATTGATTCGGCATGGCCTGGCATGACATATATAATGTCGCCATTACTGGCTGTCGGACCGTTGCCAGAGAAGCCATATGCTAATGTCAGGAAGGGCGCATCCGGGCTCTTGCCGTGACCTGCCGTATCTCCCCCGTTAGCGGCTCCTGAATCCACAAACCATCTGTTGCCTGTGGAGCGGCTCATATCTTCAATAGTAAACAACCCACCGGGGGATGCTTTCTTTCCAAACATTGCTGTTCTTTGTGCCATTATCTTAACTCCATTCCGGGGTCATCCCGTATGAGGAGCCCCCTGCGACATATATCATGCCGCAGGGGACGTTCTCTACTTATTGACAGCCGCCGCCCGTATCTGCTTATCCATAACAGGATTAGCGACGGCCTTTTTCTTCTGCTTCTGGACAAGGGTGGCGACCTCGAATTTGATATACTTCTGCGCCAGGCGCTTCGGTAGATTGACAACGTCGCCATCGTGATAGTCCAGAAATCTAGTGCTAAAACGTACTTTCATCAGCAATCCCCTACGCTATAGCTGTCGGCAATACCGCCTGAGCGTTAAAGACGTTTTTCTTAAACGCAATTATACAACCCACCTGGGCTGTAGCGGAACCGGCCTCGGTAACCGTCAGGGCAACATATCCCCTACCGGCATGACTGGCGGCAGCCTCTACGTCTGCGGGGTCTACCTCGACGATATAGTACTGATTCGCCGTGGATGCGGTAAACGCCTTGCCCGTAGTCGCTGTGTCTGCCGGCGAGTCATTGGTATCGCCAGATATTACAGACGAAACTGTAAACACAATATCCGTCCCGTTGGAAGGCGTGAAATTATCACATGACTGCACGGTGATTATGTTCACATTATCCACTGCAACGCCAGTTGCTACGATAAAGACTATCGACTCGCAATTATCAGCAGATATAACATCAGTCTGTTTAGCGGTTGCAAACGCATCAGCTACCGGTGGCAGTGCAAGAACTACCTTATTTTCCTGTGCAAATAACCCTTTCATTATCTTTCACCTCGTTTTCTTATTAGTCTCTGGAAGCCAGCCCGACGATACAGGACAGATCTAGCGCAGAATGACGTGGAGTGATAGCTGAAGGCCACCAACACCTGCCATCTGTGCGGAAGATAAACCGGAACGCTGATTCATCCGTCTCGAATTTCAGATGGATGGAAGTGTCAGTCCTGAGAGCGCCGCCGGACTTCGTACCCAAAAGGTACTGTGACGGGTCCCACAGGAATATATCGCCCACGGTTCCGACTGTCTGGCAATGCTCAGTGAATATGATCTGCTTGCCCATCAGCGTATCAAATGGCTGATTCGCCAGACCGTTTGCCGGCAGGTATACAGGGACGCCGCCGGTTCCGACTGAGATTACCATAGTCGAAATCTGCGGGAATGTGTCCTCGTTAGCTACCCATATAGCATTTCGTCTGTTCGCAGACGGCATACGGGAAAACATCTTCAGGATGTTTTCCGCAAGGATGGTATCAGCAGCCTGCTCGCTTTCTTTCGCAACAGGCTCCATAGCGTCAGAGTTCAGTATGCCTTCAGGTCTGCCAGTACCTGTACCGTTGATGATCTCATAATCCATCTGCCATGCGAGGGAGTCGGTATACACCTGGCTCAACCACGGACCGATAGATATGGGACTGTCTTCAATCAGTTCACTGGTGGCATACGCCATACCAAAGAGCTTATTGAGTGACAAAGTTACCTGACCGACTACCGGCTTTGTAGCTGTGGTCGTACCCTCTTCGGCCACCCAGTACATCTTCACGCCGCCAAACAGCAGGCCGCTGGAATGGTCCGAGTCCTTCACATAGTTTATCTTGACGGTGTTGGAGCTCATCGGCAGCGGCCGCACCTTATCCATCAAGTCGGACTTCTCTATACCTGTCTGCAAAAGCTCGCCGCGCTGTTCTGTTGGGACAAGCCAGCCGCCTTCGGATCCCACGTTTTCCTGAAGTCCTGCGCCAGCAGCTTTCTGTGCGTTCTTTACCTTCAGTAGCTTTTCGGTCGGCTCGCCCTGAGCAAACTTCATTACGTCAATAGCGTAAGCGCCAAGCCCAGCATCGCCCTTCCCGTATCCCCAGGTGGGATCGCCTGTGCCTGTAGGATCGAGGCTGAGCAGCTTGTCTACTGTCGGGTCGGGTTTACTCAACTCGTCGATCTTGGCCGACAGGTCGGCAAACATTTTCCCAAAACGTTCGTCTTTATCTGTTTTGTCCTCCAGGGACTTGTCTTCCTCTACCGGCTTCAGCCCCATTTCTTTCACCAATTCGGGATTAGCCAGTAGATATTCTTGCACCAGCTTTTTTCTTTCTTCTGTCATTTCTGGCATATCACTCAGTCCTTTGTGTTAAGTGTTACTCGTCTTTAACTGAGCGCTAATGTCTCCCGCTTCATCGACTAGCATCTCCCCGCCTTGCAGCGCTAATGCCTCCCTCGAATCTAGCCTAACATCTCCACACTATTATACAAACTCGCCTTTGTCTGCTTCCAGAGATAAGGCAAGCATTTCCAGAGCCTTCTCTTCGCGGCTCTGGACCTTCTCCACCGTCATGCCGGCGGATACTTCCAGTATTTCGTCAAGCGTTACCGGGTCGGGATCTTTCGTCTCTATTTCTTCATCTATGTCTTCAGTGATCACTTCAGCCGGGGTCGCTATCAAGCTACCCAGGGCGTCGTATGCTGTCTGCATAACGCCAAGCGTCGCTTTGGAAAACCTGCGGCCTTCTTTGACCTCTGCAAGGTCTTCTATGCCTTTGCCAGCCTCTTCCATTGCCGTTGCGATAAGAGCTTCCACGTCCTGAGTGGTCAGCGGATCCACGGCGTCCTCTATCGGCTCTACATCATCCGCCCGGTCGATGGTGTCCTTGACGGCTTCCTGAAGCCCCTTTGTTTTGATCTCTCCGCTATCGTAAGCAGCAACAAGCGCCTCCGGACAGCTTGGGATCGTTACGCAGGAAATCTCCAACAGTTCCACATCAGTATATGTGCGGTTGGGTTCGCCAGCTTTCTTCCCTTCGATATACCCGTTTTCCTTCGGGATAAACCCTACCGAAAAGCCGTGCAGTATATCGTCTTTGTATAGCTGGTATAGCTCGTTTCCCATATCCGTATTAGCAAACGCCGGCCGGAACGCCAACCCCTCTTGCTTTGGCGTGATCCACTGAGCCTTACCCACAGGCGGTAGGGAGTAATCGTGCGCCCAGCAGATAACGCTATT